ATTTATTTGTCGTCAAGCACTTTTCTGATTTTTCTAAAAAAAAGAACCGCCTCGGTTAAAAGACGGTCCTTATAGAAAGAAAAGGTACTATGATATACCTTGTGATTAGAGGCTACTTGCTGTCTTGGATTTTGTCAAGCCCTCCAAGGTATTTCCAATAAACCATATCGAGCGGAGTCCCCTGGAGCATTGCTCCCTTATACTCCCCATCGCCCACTATAGAGCTAATGTCCTGCCATCCTCTATCGAAGATTGCGGTGGGTGGTAAGAGCATTTCAAGAGTAGCTTTTGCAGGCCCCTCGCGTCTTGCTTTGTTTACGATGTATCGGTTGATACCCGCAAGTCTCCAAAGGTTATCCTCAAATAACTCGTCACGCTTTATGGGTCTACCGTAGAGCGTGTCCTTGATCATATCGGTACTCGCATTCGCGGCACCAAATACTAGGCCAAGTCCCGTGATTTTAGATATTGCTTCAGCGGCGGCTTTTGCGGCCTGCTTCTTATTACCTTTCTTATAAAACTCGTTTGCTCGATCAATGTCCTTTTGTGCGGCTTCGCGGAATACATCAAATTGTTTTACGGTAAAACTCTTGAGCATGTACATGATACGGGCATTACCGCTCTGATTGTAGAACTTAGGCATTTCTCCAAGTGTGGCAGGATTGAGATCTAAGAACTTATACCAAATTAATTCTTCAACGCCTTTGGGTAATTCGCCTGATGCGGGATTACTTTCACGCAACTCCTTTACCATCTGCCCTGCCCGCTCTTTTCCAAAGACAGGTGAAAGATCATCCTGCAATGCCTGCGAGTTCTTCATCGCCTGGGCTTTGTACTTTTTCCATGAGGCATTCATGGTGGTATTCTTCGCAAGCTGATCTAACTTCTTGAGTCCGGTGATCGTAAACACTTTATCCAACGCACTTGATAATCCACCTGTGCTTGTTGCGGCATCAATATTATGATCCTTCAGATTAAAGTATTTTACGAAATCAAAGTTCTCCTTCTGATTGAATAAAGACTTAAAGGTATTATCGAACCCGTTGAAATAAATGCTGTACGCCAGGTCACCAAGCTGAGTGATCGCAGAACCAAAGTTACCCATTACTTGAATATAGTTTAGATTCTTCACTCCTTGAATAAATGGATCAACTGTCCTACCGCTAAAGCGAGCCTGTATAATCTCCTTTAACTTCTCCACATCCTCAGGACCTAAATCATTTCTATCCTTGAGAAGTCTTTGTGCTACTTGTCCGGCAAGCGAATCATCCACTTCCATATCCATACCGAGATCCGCACCCTGCCTATCTTTACTTCCCTCAAATCCTACCTCTTCGCCTTTGGCATTAGGATTACGGTAGAGGAATTTACGCCTCTCTACTGCCTGCACGGTACGCTCGACATAATTCTTTAACGCATCTGCGGGGTCTGCGTATCCATCAATCATTCGCTCATCCCTGATAAATCCAATCTTACGCTCTTTAAGATTACCGGGCAATGAAGCTCCAGGTTGCACGGGGAATCCACGCAATGTTCTGCTTGTTATCTCTGCGGCAACTCCTTCAGGTATAGATTCTATACTATCTAAACCTTCTTTCTGTGCGTACTCCTCTAGTGCTTTTGTGACAGCATTTGAATCGTCCCCTGCTAATGCTGCACGAAAAGATTTATAATCCTTGATAAGGCGTGGAAAGTAACCTTCTTGGTATCCTACATCGATACCACCCTCCTGCCTGGCGTAATTACGGATATCGTTAAATGCTTTTTGCATTTCCGTAAACTCTTTACCCACCTGATCAGATACTTTGAGATCATCGAGCATGATACGGATCTTAGCCATGTCGCCATTCAGGAGATGCAGTTTAAATTCTCTTTGTTTTTTCTCATTACCCTTGAGACGCTTAGTCATTGAGGTAATGAAAGGAGCGGTACGATCTAAGTATTCGCGAGTCGTTTTATTTATTGTACCCTCATGCTGTCTAAATATAGCGTTTATCTGAGGACTTATATTTTTGAGCTTACGGGACAAAGGAACTAATGCATCGCTAACAAACTCCTTTGCATACCTCATAGCCTGACTTGCTCGACTTGGTGGTATGAATGGATTATCCGCAGTCCCCTCGTTTATCTTCTCAGCTTTCACGCTATCAGGTGCAGTTTTTACCGGGTCTGCTTTTACCTGGGCTTGCGTCTTTTTATAGGTAGGAGTCTTCTTAAATTTACGAAATGCTTTGGGACCAAATCCTGCGGCTAAAAGAACTCCTATAAGCAATGGATCGAAGCCTGCTTTTTTCATCTCGTTCTCCTCATCCTCAGTAAACATAGATACAGCCGCGGCACCTCCTGCTCCTGTTGTCAGCAATCCTGTGAAATACTTCTCATAGTTTTTACCGAGTTTCTTTTCCGCCATCTCCTCATACTTATCCATGGGATCGGCTTGCTTCATAGGACGATCTTTCATTCCGGCCTGCGGAAGGTTGGCTCCCATCTGCGCTCTACGCATATCGTCCTGTAGATCCAAGAGATTCATACCGTTACGCTTGTAGATTCTCCTTAGGTCAGCGTTAAATTCAGCACGCTGTTTTTTTGCACCCTTCCCTTTTCCAAGCTTATGATCCAGGGCAAGTATACCTTGCTTGATCTTGTTTATCTCTTCTGCATCGCCAACACGCTGTATTGCGAGATCGCTTGTCTTATTTATACCTTTAAAGATTGCTTGGTCTGCTAAGTCCTTGCCCTCAAATATTTCCTGTATTGCCGCCATTTGTCCCGTGACTTCCTCACCTTTTGCCCGTGCGGCTTTGCTTACAGTGCTTTCTGCTTCAAGCAGTAGTTGATTCTCTATTCCCCCAAGCAATAATTCTCCAGGTGTCTCGGCGGCTTCAGGACCTTCTAACCCTTTGGGGTTCCATACACGCAATCTGCGTGGACCCAGGGCGGTGACCACAGGTCTACCAACCGCAAAATTATCTATTCCGCCTGCATCATCTATTTTATTTTCTAAAAGCTTAACAACTTCGGGACGAGTTGCACCCTCAGATGCTCCCATGTCCAATGTATCATTGAGATATTTTGCTTCTACTGCGCCAAGCGTACCACCGAATAAGCCACCAAATAAAATTGTACTAGCAATCTCCTCCTGCGTTGGTGCCCTACCTTCATCAATCATAGTACGCGCACCAAGTTCTGCTGTAGCTAATCCTGCGCCTTGTCCTGCACGGATTGCTGTCTTTCCTGCCATTCCTACATTAGCAAGCCTACCTACAGGTACAGCACCTAATGCAGTTGCAGTCGCAAGCTCTCCCTTCCCTATGTCACTCTGAAATCCCTTTGCTATTCTATATTTTTGCGAAGCGTAATTCCCTAAAGCTGATCCAATAATTATACCTTTCGGGCCAAAGGCAGAACCAAGTACAGGACCTAATATCTCGGCACCTATTATAATTCCTGTGTCTACAAAATCCGGCTTTCGATCTTCAGCAAATCTTAGAGGCTCCCGATAGTATTCCTCGGTAGCCTGTATATCAATTATGTTAGAATTATTTAAATATTCCTCCGTTGCCTGTAGATCAATCTCGTCCATCAGAATAAAGTAGATGCGTTGATTGCCTGTGCCTCTTGCCTCTGAGCCTCATTAATTCTTCTTTGTCGTTCTAACTCTTGCTTCTCTAATTGCCTCCTAGTCATCTCTTCCTTTTGCGCAATAGTAACTTCTCTTTTATTGCCGTTTCCATCAATAATCGTGGTTGTCTGATTAAGCCTTAAATTAAATCTATCCCTGACTAAGTCTTTTAATCGTGCAATATCAGCACTCGCATAACTATTAGCTTCTTCGGATTCCTGCATTTCGCCTGTAACGCGATCTATAGTAAATAAATCTTCTATATTTACAGACTCACCATCGCCATCTTTTACAAAAGTAGGAGAACTTAATATACTTTTAATCTCCTTATCTTTATCTGCTATTTGATCTTCTAGCGTAAGATTCTTTGAAGTTTTATTCATAGTACCTTTTGCTGTTGCATCTAGGTACTTCATATAACTTTCATCTCTAGCGATCTTCTTTTCCGCCGCCTCTATGGCTAAATTATCCTTCCTAATATTTCTCCCTGCCATTCCTTCAATACCTCCACCCTGATCAATAGTTTCTTTTGCTATGTCTATATTGGTAGAGTCTAGTCCTTGTTGGGCAAGAGTGTTAGCAGTTTGTCCAGGTATTATTTTTTGCCTTGCTTCATTCTGCATAATGTTGGTGTCAAGTTGAGTATCTAAAGCTTCTGTCTTCTTGGGCAAAAGTTCTCTTTCTGCTTTAATCTGTTCTCCCGACAAACCATACTTAGCTAATGTATTTTGAATCTCTGCGGTACTTAGCGCTTTACCTTTATCAGCCTCTAACTTTTTTAACTCTATACCTAAATCATTGAATGCCTTTTTCTGCAAAAGTAGATCATTCCTTATTTTTTCGGTGTCTTGTCTTTCCTTCAGAGTTTGTGCCTGCGTTTCTTGCAGAAGTCTTTGTCCTTTAAGTTGCGATGATAATGAAATATTATTTACTAAATTTTTTCCAAGTTCCGCTCTTGTAGATAAAGCAATATCAGGATTGTTAAGCTCTGCCTTCATTGCGGCATATCGTGGAGCCATTTCAGGATCTTGTTCTGCAAGCATATCAAGCATACTCGACTGACTTTTTATGAATCCTTCATTCTTCTTCTGCTTCTCCTTGTTAAGACCGTACTGCTTTATCATACCGCCTATATCACGCCCAAGTCCGGCAATCGCATTACCCATTTGCTCGGAACTTCGAATCTGAGCCTGTAAGAGTGGAGTAGTATCCACCCTCATTAATCCCGCCTGTACTGTATCTCCTATTGCCATAATTGTTTTCTCCTTTAGCCCGGAAAGGGCACTGCGTCTGCCATCATTCTGCTTGGTGAATTTCCGTAATAATCTCCTAAAGTCATACCACCCGATTGTCCTAGCTAACCGCGACCCGCTAGAAAGCCACCACCAAGTGATCCTGCAAAACCAAGAAGTCCACTAGTCAATGAAGCGTCTGCCGCTTTATCCGCCGCATAAGCATTAGCCATTGCATTAGCCTTATTCGCGTATGCTTGCATACCAATATTCACACCCGCATCAGGATTGATCCGAGTCACCTGTTCCTGTGGCATTCCAAAAAGTGCAGATCTTTGACCAAATCCCTGTTGAGTGTAATCACTGCCCCCACGGGTCATCATTAGCGGATCCATGCCTGTTGCTCGGTTGAAGTTCCCTGCGGTAGTTCCTAGACTCTGAACCTGCCCACGGGCATTATTTACGATGTCTCGAAGATAGTCCTCCCGACTCATCGCTTCAGCGGCAATCGCCGCATTGTCCATACCACGCCCTCTTGCGGTTAATCCCTCTCTTGCGGATTGAGTTGCTCGCCTTCTCATCTCAGGGGAAAGATCCTGCATCTGCGACTCTTGAAATGCATCATCGGCAACCTTGTTCATCTGATCTAAGCGAGCCTGCATGAGCGGATCGGATGCCCTACGAGCCTGATTTATGTCAGCACCAAACTGATTAAGAAATTCGATATTTGAAGTGGCATCACGCTCGGCCATTGTCCGACCAAAATCCTGTGCCCTCATTGCCTCCCGTTCGGCAAGTGCGGCCATTGGGTCAGCGGCTCTTTCAGCAAGACTCATCTGTAAATCCTGGTATTGCGGATCATAAGCCTGACGATTGTGGAGCATTGTCTGCTGTAATGCCGGATCAGCCATTGCGGCTACATACTCCTGTGCCGCAGTTCCCGCATTAAAATCAGGTAAGGTGAAATAAGATGGAACTCCTGAACTGTTTGTAGACTTCCCTGCCCCACCCAATCGCTTTAAAACATCTGCCTCTTTCGAGTTAATGTATGCGAGCGATTCTCCTTCGGGAGCATTCTCATTTAAAAGCCTGGCGGCCTCGGCCAATGGATCTTTGATTTTCTTCTTTTTCATGGGCTTAATTTTAAAAAACGATTAAGTGAACAATTAAATCAATACGACCCGTTGTGTTTGTGCCTGTAATTATTCTAACTGTGGATGAATTAATTGTGTGTATCGAGGCATCCATCGGGTTTGTGTTTTGAGCCTGCAATGCCGTAACACAAGCAACAGGATTAGTTACAGCATTATCAAAAGTTACAGTGTAATCCCCTGTGGCGTTTTTAGTAATTGATAAAATATTAAACGCCCCTGTGTTTGCAGAAGGGTTAGTTGAACTACCATCAAATGTGCATTTTGCTCGTAGAAGCTGAGATGTGTCGGGGATGGAATTATCGACATAAGCCTTGATGCTTTGCTGAGTGGCAAGGGCAGTATTTGAATCAGAAACAAAATCATTCTCATCCTTGATATCCACTTCCCCAACTACGCCTGCTCCCGCCGCTGTTCGACCAAGAACCTTTGCCGTGCTTATGTTTTGAATTTTATCAAATTCGACAGCACTGTCAGCAATCTTTGCAGTTGTGACATTTGAATTTCTGATGTGATTAGTAGTGACTGCCCGATTTTCATCTGTACTCGGATCATCACGAAGTTCATTAGATGTTATTCCGTCCTCTTTTACCAAAAGGTATCCTCCCGTGCTATGTACCTCAAGAGTCGCTCCATCCGTGGCTGTACCTGATGCGGTTAGAAAACTTGCTTGATTGGCAATATCTTCCAATTTTTGTGCGGTTACTTGATCTCCTGACGAGAATGATTGTGCTGTGCTTATGATTGGCATTTTAAGTTCTCCTTATGAAACTGATGTTGTTGATCTATCTGCTATCCTGGCATCCACTTTTGCTGACCTTAAATAAGGTCTTCCATCGGTAGGTTTAAAATCTGCCTGAACCCCAAATCCACGCTTCCTAACACGCAGACGAATAGATGCCTCTTCATCAGATGCTAATTTACCTCCGAGTAGTGAGGATATGCTTGTTGTTTCTGTAGTCGCGTCAGGATCTTCGGTGATGAATTGCAAGTTGCCATCGGTTGAAAATCCATCATTTGATTTTACATGAAATTCTGCTCTGCTGAAATTTTTACGATCCATTGAGTCGGCATCATATTGCCTGGTCGTTAGTTGGCTGATTACGGGTATTGGGGTTGTGGTGGCCTGTCCTGCGGTCAAAGACACAAGATCATCACCCTCTGCTGAATCTACTTTGTGAATCCCACCTTCTTCCGTTGTTAAATACAAAGCATTCTGCGCCCCTTCCCTCGCGACCAACAAATCTCTGATGCCAAACTCAGATGAGTTTACACTATCAATACTTTCAAAGCCTCCATTGATAAATGAATAAACGATGATTGTGTTTAGCTTTGTTGCATCTCCCGCCCCAGGTGATGAATCCAATGGTAATGCCAACCAATAACGGGAGTCAAAATAAACGCCTGTGGATAGATGTGCATAGTTCTGATTGATTCGATCTATAAATGGCTGAATCGGTTCGGATAAAGGTGTGCCTGTCCCTCTCAAGTTATATTCGTCCAGGAACTGAATCGCGAAAATACCACGATCTGACAGAAACAAAAATTGATTCGCTACTTGCACGATGGACTTACGGGCAGATGCTCCGACTTCATCCGTGACCATAGTCGTTTTTACATCAGCTAAAGATCCGCTTGCCCCTGTAAGCAGGTGAATAGATTTACGATTAAATGCGACTACCGAATCCTGTGTGAATCCTTTGATCCCCACCAAGAAATCACTTTTACCTGAACTAGTCCGAAATTGATTTCCGATTATATCGAATGTGTCACTGTCAAAAATGTCCGAAACAGCAATCTCATCACGGATTTCCCTATCTATTGGGGGTGCATCTGATGTGTACTGAAACGGGAGCCAAAGTCTACGCTGATGAAATTCACCAAATGGAGCGGCAGGTTGATGGATAAATCCTTTGCCTATTGCCAATTGTTTTGAGACTGTGAGCGATAACGATTGCCCGACTGATACATTTTCAACTCCTAGATTAAATGTGAATTGATTAGTGGTGGCTGAATTAACTCTAGCGCTCTGATCTTTAAAGAGGTCATATGGTGATTGCCCGTCTCTAATTGTCACTTGATCTCCCACTGAAAGCCCATGAGTTGGCACATCCATAGTGACTAATCCACTTGATGCTGTGGTGGTTGTATCTGTGAGATATTGAGGAGCAGTGTAAGTGCCACTTGGTACGCTAGTAAAATCGGCAAAATATTCCACCTGTGCCCCTGATACATTAAATGTGGCAGTCTGCGAAGAATCCATTGTCACAGTAAACTGAGTACTAGATGTCTTTGTAATATCATAGCAATTATTCGGATTAACTGTCCAACCGCCCAAGTTCGTCAGCGTGACAAAGTCACCTGTCACACGCCCATGATCTGTGGATGTGTTTACTGTTATGGTCTGACCCGACTGAGATGCCGAAGATATAGCCACCTGATTGAGTTTCGGACTTGCAGAAAGTGTGGTATTATTGGTTCTAAAGATAAACATCTTATCAAAACCTTGCGTCATCCCGACAGGCCCATTTACTGTTTCGCCTCCGGCATCATATCTGCTTTTAAAAACGACTAGATCTTTAAGTCGAAGAATTATGCAAAGATTGTTTGTGGCAGTGAAAATGAAATCATCCGAATTTGATGATGCATCACTGTAAACTGCTGATCCATAAACAGCATTTACTCCATCATCGTTGAGGGTAAAATTCAAAGTTGTAGCTATGGAATTGCCGGGTGAACAGACAGATGTATTTCCGACTGATGCAGGCTGTACTGTGAAAGTATCATTAACGCCTGGACCGCTGTAAGAAACTGACGAATTTGACCATGTCGGAGCTTCACTAGCGTTTGTATCGCTTGACCAAAAAGATGAACCTCCAGGAGTTCCTGGTTCATTACTAGCTGAACTGATATTATCCTGTAAACATTTGTAAAAGACACCATTGTGTTCTACAAACGAGCTTGAAATAAAAGTTATAACCTTAGTAGTGAAATTTACTGATTCTAAAGGGAAAGTGCCATTAGGACTATCAGTACTAAAACCTAAATCCGCCACAGTTATATTGTCACCAGGGATGAAGGATAAACTTGGAGTGGCATCTAATACGATTGAAACCACTCCCGATGATCGGGATGCCGATTGTATCACATAGGGTAAACGGATCGCATCTGTGCCCGATGTGATCGATCCGAACAGAGTCGATAATCCTTTGCGAGTTTGCCAAGTCCCGTCATCATTCATGCGACCATTCTTGGACAATGCTACCTCACCAGGCTTTAACTGATTAGGTCGCAGACGGGCATTCATACGCAGAAAGAAGGTATCCCCCTCAGTCACGAATGGATCGTCTAGCTTGCCATATGACCGGTAACGACTCACTTCTTCTTAACCTCCTGCCAAACCTTAATACTCATGTAGACAATGGTGATCACACCTGCGATACATCCAAATAATGAGTCTAAGGACGAAAGTCCAAAGGTGGCTAATGTACCACTCAACCCTGCGACTGACACCCGATCAATCATCAGAATAAAAGGTCGAGGACGATGATGCCTAGCACTAAGGCCACAAAGACTGTAATCATTTTGCCTCGTTTTGGGAGTGTTTCAAATTTCTTTTTGAGTAGAATTAAGTTTTTCATTTTTGATCGGAAGGTCTCGGAAAGGGAGGTCGAGTGGTGGATCGAGTGACTTCTGTTTTGGCACATCTTTTCGCCACAAAAATTGGAATTGCTAAATAGCAACCAAGCACTACTGCCGCCCCGATAAGGATGCGTTTTATATAGGAAGTAAATTCAGCGAATCCACTCTTATGCTCGGCCATTCCTTGAGCTACCAGGGCACTCACATCTCCATGAGTCAAAGCCTCAATGGTTTCTTCTGCTTCTACGAGTGCATCTGCATTTTTTAATGCTTCTCCTGCAAGCACACCCGCACCCGCAGACAAACCTCCTGCCACAGGGCCGCCTGCAAGCGTTCCTACTGATCCGCCAATAACTCCGCCTAATGTCGGATAGGTCGAACGAAACGAACATCCGGCGGTCAGGAAGCATAGTGCTATCAGCAGATAAATCATATAGGATCGTCCGATGACCAATCTTCGGTCGCTAGAACTGCTAACATCTCAGAATGATCAAGTGCAGTCTTACCTTCTAGAAAGCTAGGAGTGTCGCCCTCAAACTTAACAAAAGTCTGTGTACCTGCGAGGTTGTATCTTAAAGTAGAAGGACTCGTCTCTAGCACTTGATTAAAATCTACGGAAGAGACTTCCGATGCGTCTATAATTACATAGTTTCTCATAGTTATTATGGTACTGTTGTTGAAAAGGTTGGGCCATTAGTAAGTGTTCCGTCATTCCCTCCACTACCTTGGTCAGTAATAGTAGTCCCTGTTCCTCCGTCATTATCCCCCATACGAAGCCATTGGAAAGGTGAGTAAGCAGATAAACTTGTTGGCGTACCCCCATTATAAATTGCTCGAATTTGAGTGTCACTTAATGCTGAACGGATAAAGGCGACTTCATCATATTTACCATCCCAAAAGTAGGAACTTGCAATCCCATTTTTACCTAAATAAATTTGTCGTGTACTACCCACAAAACTCACAGTAGATGTACCACTAAAAGCTGGCCCTGAACTGTTAGAAGTATTTGAGGCGTTTATTGCAGCGTCTCCTCCATCAATGTAAATTTTCCAAGATGTGCCATCTACAACCATTGCAACATGATGCCACAGATCGTCACAAATGTTTGTATCTCCGCTAGTTGTTGAACCTGCTAAAGCATTAGTGTAACTAGAAGTATTATCTTTAATTATTATATAAAAATTTTCGTTAGTTGGTCGTAGTAAATTTAATTCTTTTATACTACTCCCCGAACCTGCACCATAGGTACTAAAAAATGTCATAGAACTACTTGTATTCGAAGTCTTTATCCAAGCGGAATAGGTGCAAGTTGTTACGGATGTTGATCCTAAAGTAGCAGAGCTAGTGATGTAGTCATCCGTACCATCAAAGTCTACGGAGTAGGTATTACTGAACGCAGGGGCAGCAGTGGGTGCATTAGTTGAAAAAGTAGGCCCGTTAGTAAGTGTTCCATCATTCCCCCCACTACCCTGATCCGTAATAGTAGTTCCCGTACCTCCATCATTATCTCCCATACGCCACCAACCGACAGGATTTAGCGAGGATATGTCGTTGGGTGTCCCGCTGTTGTACATCGCTGATATGTCAGAAGCGGAAAGGGCTGAATCAAACAAGGATACTTCGTCTATTAAACCATCCCAATTATAAGTACCCGGTATGGCATAATATCTCCCGATCCCGATAAAATTTCCTTTAAAATTATTATTCGCTGTATTAGCTCCTGTTTTAGTGCCTTGCGAACTTCCATTTAAATACAGTGTTACATCTGTGCCGTCGTGAACAAATGCGATGTGATACCAAGTTGATGCTGATAAAGTTGAGATAGTCCAAGTTGGATAACCCGATCCCGGATAAGGAGTACCTGCTGATGGCCCCATGTGGTAAGTAATTGTGGTACTGTTTACTAAATGTAGATACCATCGACTCGAACCACCCACACCCGCACTGATTGGTATTGCATTTGTAGAATTGTAATTAAGCCAAAGCGAAGCACTATATGCACTACCTGTATTTAAAGCCGTAACAGTTGGGCAATCAATATAATCATCAGTACCGTCTAATTCTACGGAGTAGGTGTTCGTTATGGAGGGCAGACCCGCAGGAGCAGTAGGACTAGCGATTATTCCGCTACCAATACTTGGAAGAACAAAGGTCATCTTAGGATGCTGTGTCCCCGGCTAAAACAAATACATCAGAGGCGTAAGCGACTATACTAGCTACTCCGTACTGTGCATTGATCTTGGTGTGCGATTGTCTGTTGTAGATGGTAGTCGAAGAAGCACTGAAGGTAACTTGTCCTGCTCCTTTCTGCACAAAGCTACAATTGAATCCTACGCCTAATCCGCTTGGTACTGTAACTGTGACTGCACTAGCATTATCCAACACTACTACCTTTCCGTTGTCACTTGCGAGCAGTGTGTATGCAGTTCCTGTTTGATCGTTGATAGTAGCATCGAATCCTGAAATCGAAGTCCCATCGAAGTTGCCGTCTGTTAAATCTCCTGCTGATACGCTCTGCAATGCAGTGTCTGCTGTTGCTCCCTGGGCGGCTGTTGCGTAGGCAGTGGCATCTGTAGTAGCCGCTGTGCCCAACCCACTGATGTCAGAATTACTAAGTGTGACTGTGCCTGTCTTTCCCGCCACCGATTGAACAGGTGAGGCGGCTACCAGGTTGGCTACTGTGACTTTTTTCGTAGTGCCTTGAGCCGATCCCGTTGTATCTGATACATCCGTGATCGGAATTATGTCTGACGCATTGGGTGTTCCCCCAAGTGAACCAAGTGCTGAAATCTTCTTGTTTGCCATTTTATTTTATCTCCTAGTCGAATGCTAAAAATTGTCCTGCCTCTACCTGTAAGAATGCTCCTGCCTCTGATTGAATTACTCCATCAGGTCCGACAGGCGCACCGCTTCCTGTGAAGGGTCTTGGTACACCAACATTTAAGTCGAGCGTAAGCATTTTACATCTTGTAGGCTATAACTGCACCACTCGTTAAAGAGAATTCAGTTATCCTACCATAGATTGCTGTGTTTGCCGCCAAGGTGGTAGCGTCTTGTCCTGTGCAAATGTCTGATAAGTTTTCAACATTACTAGTAATACTTGCCAATTCTGTGTCTTCTGTTGCAAGTAATGCAAAAAAGTCTCCTGTGTTTGAAGCAGTATCGTTAATGTACTTTCCTCCGTTAAGTCCTAATCCTCTGTATTCTGATGCCATTTTAAATATTGGTTGAGTATGTTGTTCCGTAAGTTACGAATTGTATAAAGTTCTGCTGACCTTGCTGACGCTCTAGTTTATCTAGCTCCATCGTTATAAGTGATTCAGCCTGTTGAAATGCGACCTGTCCTTTTTCCATTTGACCATCTGCGGTTAGCCAATCCCCATATGCTCCGTATGTGGCATACTCGCTAAATACATAAGGGAAGTCTGTGCTAGTAGATGAGTAGTCGATAAATGGTGCGCGAAATAATAAGAATACAGGCTTCGTGCTGTTGCGATTTGTGAGTACAACTTTTCCATATCCACTACTTGCGTACTCCACGCGGAATGCGATCTCGTTAGTGAATCCGGTATCGTAGGGATCATTATTTGATACGCGAAGGACTTCACCAATCTCAGTGTTGAAATCAATCACATTCATGATGGTGGATACTGCTTCTGCTCCGCTTCCCCCGCCTCCTGAAAAGGATACTGTGGGGGCAGATGTGTAGCCTGTTCCACCTGCGGTGACTGCCACTCCGTTTACTGATCCATTGGAGTCGATTGTTGCAGTAGCGGTGGCTCCGCTTCCGCCTCCCCCGCTAAAGCTAACCGTTGGAACTGATGTGTACCCTGTGCCTCCACCTCCTACAGATACATTGCGTACCTGATTGTCAGGTGTTTTTTGCTCCAAGCGGATAGTGTCAGGCCATCTTGTGCGCTCCCATGCCAATCTACCAAAGCGATTAAAACTGCGAACTGCCGCATTTTGCTCATCCGTAAGTAACGAGTCAACGCCCACCAGGTGTTTAAGATTGGTGAGCATCGTACTGACCGTTACTTCTCTCATGCCGCGTTGAAGCTAGGTCCGCTAAAGGACTTCTTGGTTAAGGACTCGGCCTTGAAGGATGGGTTGTCGCGAAGGTACTCTTTTATGAAGCTCTTATCGCCCCAACATCCTGGCTTAAATTGATGCCAACGAAAATAATCGCGGGCGGGGATGGATGCTTTTAATTGTCCAAGCCCATCTGCTTTGGCGGAACCCATCTCGCGGTTCTCTTTACGGCATTGTGCCTCACGCATTGCGAGTTGTGATTTTTCCATGTCCACTTCGTAACGCAAATAACGGTCGAGGTTCTTCATGAACTGCGATCCGTTTCCGCTTTTCCAACTTGGTAAGAATATTTCCGCCATTTTTAGTAAAGGTTAGAGGGAGGTCCGCATCGCGAACCCCCCTCCGTTAAAAACCCGATTAGTTAAAATATCCGTGTGCTTTAGGGCTATAACACGCAAGGCCCGCAACTAAATCTGCAAAACCTCTGCGACCTCCGCCACGATTCTCAAGCTCAGATGTAGACTCAGCTTTAAGCATGTGGATACCTACATACTCAGGATCAATAAGGAGTCCTGCGTCTGCATCAATAGTAGCCGATCCGGATGTTCTGTTTACAAACACGGATGGCACGATTGCCACATTTCCGAAATCACCCTCATAAAAATTCACAGTCAAACTGATCTTCTTACTCTCAGCAGGTTGTGTGATTTGATAATTAAGGGCAGTTGTGGAACCTTCCTGACGAGCGAAGTTTGAGATTTCGCGTTTAAGTCCAGGACCCGCAATCAAGGTGAGTTGTCCACCTGGCATTCCGTTGGCTTCGTAAAGCTCTTGGAGTACTGCGTTGAATGTAGTCTCAGTCTGTGTTCCGGTTGTGTCGTTAGCGACATTTTGGAACCCGGCAGGTACATCAGCAGGTTGACCACCAACTCCTAACCATTTAAGCATACCGCGAGTTTTGTATGGATTGGATCCATCGTCAGCGTCACGGTCTTGTGCGGAACAAACAGCGGCTTCAAGATCTCTTTTGAGTTCGCGAACTGCTTTACTTTCGGCATTTGCGTACTCGCTTGCAACTCCGGCTGTATCTACGATTTCCTGAAGATCGGAAACTGCGTAAGTTCTGCGAAGCTTTTGAACATAGTTACCAAGCTTTGCACGGTTAGCGGCTTTGTCATCAAAGGATGATGCGTCTTCGCCCTCAAGTACTCCGGCAAATGCGGCGGTACTTAAATCGTCACATTGCCACTCGAAGAATGTTCCTGTTGCGTTGCCCTTTTTAGCCATTGATACCAATGGAGTGGATTCCGGCTCCAACAAGGTGACTATATCGGTTAAATCCTCCCTGTTTCCGGCTACTGAATATGTTTTTGTAGATGCCATTTTTTATTAATTCCTTTTAAGTTTTATATAAGATTGATAGTCCGCCATAGATCCGGATTCTTCGTACTTTTTGTATGCCGCCTCCACAGCCTTCAGCTTTGCCGCTTGTGGAGTCTTCACCCTTGCCGTACCCGCCTCCGTGGATGCCACGGGCGATTTTGGTTTGGGTGCGGGTTTAGACTTTTGAGCGCTTCTTTCATTTATCGTATTCATACCCACCACCATTGCGGCCAGGGCATAATTAGCGTTTGGTAAATGATTGACCAACGGCCTGTAAAGCTTGTGGTCTTTTACGCTCATGAACAACTTGTAGTCAGCACTTTCAGGATCTCCAAGGAAATCGAAAGTTTGTAATGCCTGCTGATCAGAATTATTACGCTCTTCAATCCATTGCTTGCGAGCAGGAGCATCCTTGCGAATTATTTTCTTCGCATTGGATCTTATCCTTTTTAGATCATTCTTAGAGTAAGTCTTATCGCCATCCTTCAAGATATACTCATTTCCATCGTCATCGTACTGCATCTCATTATCAAGTCCATCCTCTGCCCACTCAATTAAAGTGTTTAGATTCTCAACCTCCTTCATGAGTGCTTGCTCATCGTTGACATTGTGCAAGGCATTATCTTTAAGGAACTCAGGAGTATCACTAGTTTGCTCGCTTTGGGCTTGCTCGGCTTGCGCCTGCAATGCTTCATTTTCTGCAAGTAGTGCTTTCTTCTGAGCGGTAAGTCTTCCAAACCGTTTGACCGCAGATGCATTCAGGGCCTTGGCTAGGTCGCGACTTTCCTCCTCTGACAAGTTGTCCAGGTCTATTCCATACTGTGAAAGAACATCCGAAGGATTTGGGGACGGCACATTTTCTGTTTCATCCGTTTCTTCGGCGGTAGGTTCCTCGGTAGCTTCTGCAACTTCCGCAGTTTCTTCAGCGGGTTCCTCTGCTTCCTCGGTTGGAGCTTCAGGTTCCGAATCGTTAGCTTGTTTTCTTTGAAGCAATTGCTCCGCAAATTCGGCCATCGAGACATTACCATCTGCTTTCGTTTCTGTTTCCACGGAATTTTCAGAGGACTCCGAGACAACCTCTTCGGTTAATGTTTCCATAATAAATCAAGGCAGTAGCCTAGTGTAGCAAAATGTAGTATATTGTCTTGACAAAGGCAATAAAAAACCCCCTGCGCTACCCCAAGCGCAGAGGGCAAGTCACTCCTTGGGATGAGCTAAAGCTTGTAGAAAATATCTAGTTCCTCGTCTATCGCTTCGAGTTTACCTGTGATGTAAAAGTGTCTGTTTGTGTCTGCGATGTTCTCAGGAGTCTGCAACGCCCGGATAGTTTCTTCACGCATACTTTCACGCATCTCAATATATCGCTTGAAGTTAGGGTCGTTCTTGAGAGCGGACAACGCTCTAATCGCATCCTCATGGTCTATTTCGTGGTTAGTTTTGCTCATTTACGCCTGACGGGTTTTACGCGCCTGCCCATTCCCACTTTACGCTTTTCCGCTTTCTTGCGGGCAAGCTGACTCTTGGACATTTCGCTTTTTGTTTTTGGGGTTTTCTTAGAAACTCTTTTGGTTGGACGGCAATATTCGTTCTTACCACCCTGTCCACATGGTTTGCCTGTGCGGGTATCTTTCCACTTTTCGTCCTTCCATCTTTTAAGGGATGCGCCTTTTGCGGACTTCTTTACCTGTCCTTTTGATTTGCGACACTTCGCAATCTGTTGGGACGCACGGGCAGACGGGAATACTTTTACCCGTGCTTTTACTTTCTTATAACATGCGTCCTTTGGCATCTTACCATTTCTTACAAGACCAATACCCTGCGGTTAATTTAGACTTCTTTTCATCGCACTTATGTCTTGCTCGGAAGGATTTACGCCGTGCGGGTATATTCTTTTTGATAGACATGTTAGGGTCACCGAATCGGACAAGACGAACTTTATCGCCCTCTTTAGCAAGAACAGCAAACTTCTTGGACTTACCGGGTGTCCTTTTCGGTTTATTATAACCACTAAAGCGTTCACCTCTGTGAGAGATACTCACTTCTTCTTACGCTTGACCATCTTCTTTCCGGTCTTCTTCGCATAAGCTTTAGCCGCCGCTTTACCCTTTGTGCCGTAACCGAATTTCTTCTTACCTACCATTGGCATAATATATGTCCCTTTCTAAGCCGCTTCTGTCTGAGCGGTTTGTCCGAATTGCGTGGGAGTCGCACCGAGTCTGCCGATAACAGCGTTCTGCTTTTGTGTAATCTGCATCTGACGCTGTTGCATATAATTCTGTATACGCTCCTGCAATGCCGGATCTTGTTGAGCTTTTTGTTGAATATCAGGTTGTGATAACCACTGTTGAAATACTTGCATCTTCAGTTCATGTGCATCCTGTGGACGAACATTTGGCGGTACTCCTGCCATAAGTTCAGCAATTGTTTGCCTTTCCTCATCCACCGCTTTCTGTGATGCTGTCTCCTTGGGGATCATAATCTTCTCAGATGCACCAGGCATGATCTGTCCGACTGCAAGCTGAAGCAGTCTTTCTGTATCCAAAGTGCCTGATCTATCCAAAGCAGGGGCAAGTTCTGCAATTGCTTTTACTCTCTCCAACATTTGTTCAGGATCTTGTGTTGCCACATCAAACTGTAAATAGAAGTCAAATCTTTCGCCCGGTCTGCCTTTACTAAACTTCTGTACATCTTGCATCCCGGTAACGCGGAAAAACTCTGCATCGGGTCCATACTGCTGATACAGTGTCCATACTTGGTCGATCACATACTTGAGGTGATTAAATACCTTATTGATGGTGGATTGCTGTTTATTCTGCGCTTCCACTCGATCAACGCCTGGAGCGTTATTACCCATATAGCGGTCGAATAATTCCTGTATATATCTTCGGACTTCTATATTTCCACCATCAAACCTTGGTGTATCTGCCCATCTAATCTCACCCGGTGTCCGATATGGCACTCTTACACCCGGCCCCCATTTAGTCGGGGGTCTTCCTAAAGGGTGTTCAAGCGGGGGCAAAGTTGCTAATGATTGACGATCAATCATTGCATCTGTCTCAATCTTCGCTACCTGCTGAAGTGGTTCTCCCACTTCAGGGATTGAGCGGGATGAGTAAAGTCTCTTGCTTACATTCTCATATTTCGTAACCACGAATGGATACTTGCCATGAGCATAATCCATAAGTTCATGCTTGGCATACAACTCAGGAATATCCGGATGAAAGATTGTGCAGTAAATACCGGGAACTCCATCCTCATCAAGCAGTCTTTGATAACAGTACACTATTCTAATAGTCTCATCGTCATCGCGGATTACCGCATCTTCCTGCCTAATGTTATACAGACTATTATCTGCCTGTGTATGCTTGGCTTGATCTTTCGCCCTTTCCACAAACTCGGCATCCCATCCTTCAGAGTTAACCTTGGATTCCAACTGTTCAGGAGTCATGTGCAATACATGAAAGCAATAAGGTGCCTCCTGTGGATCTATTGTATAATTAGGAAAAATAACATCCTCGTCCGGTG